TATGCAAAGATGTACCAAATTATGGTAGCGACTGCAGCAAACGCTATCAAGAACGATTACCCTATAACTGCTGTGCAAATCGCAGATATGTGTCGCGAACTTGATAAAGATACTGGTAATTGGTATGATAATCGTCCGTTAGAAAAAGAAGCTGATGGCGCAATTGAATATGTATACAGAAATTAAGCACTCAAGGAGCAAATAAATGTCGTTAATGCATAAACTGGTAAAGAATAGCAAACTAAAACACACAGAAGTATTGTCTAAGTCTGAATTCTTTGCCGCTAAAACACCAATACCCACTGATGTCCCAATGCTTAATGTTGCCTTGAGTGGAGACCTAAACGGTGGCATTGTGTCTGGCCTCACTGTTCTTGCCGGACCATCCAAGCATTTCAAGACTTCGTTTGCTCTGAAGATTGCTTCTGCATATCTTAATGCAGACCCTGAAGCCATTATGATGTTCTATGATTCTGAGTTTGGTTCGCCACAATCATACTTTGAGACATTTAATATTCCAATAGACAGAGTCTTGCATATTCCTATCACTAACGTTGAAGAATTAAAGTTTGATCTTATCTCGCAATTAGAAAATATAACCAAGGGTGATAAAGTCATTGTAGTCATAGATTCGATTGGAAACCTCGCTTCTAAGAAGGAACTGGAAGACGCGCTTGATGAAAAGTCTGTTGCCGATATGTCACGAGCAAAGGCGTTGAAAGGTTTGTTCCGTATGACTACACCATATTTGACAATGAAGGATATTCCTCTTCTCGCTGTTAATCACACCTACAAAGAAATTGGATTGTTTCCCAAAGATATTGTTGGTGGTGGGACTGGNATTTATTACTCAGCAGATAATATCTGGATTATCGGCAGACGTCAGAATAAAACAGGCGCTGAGATTACTGGTTATGATTTTATTGTAAACGTAGACAAGTCAAGATATGTTAAAGAAAAAAGTAAAATTCCAATTAGCGTTTCTTGGGACGGTGGAATTGATGAGATGTCTGGATTACTTGAGGTTGCCATGGCTGGCGGGTTTGTGGTCAAACCATCTAACGGATGGTATCAAAAATCAAAAGAAGATAAAAAATATCGCGCCAGCGAACTAAACGCTGAATTCTGGAAAGATATCTTAGAAGATGTTCAGTTTCATGAGTTTGTTTCTAAGATGTATCAGATTGGACATAAAGCTCCCGTAGAAATGGAATTTGCGGAGGAGTTATGAATACAGACAAAGTTCTAGAGGGAATCGACTATGAACTTATACCACAAAATGTCGATAATATTGCTGCTTGGGCAATAAGAATAATAAAAGGTGATTTTGTAGAAACCGTTTTGCGCTTTGGTAACATGTCGTTTAATGCAGAACAAGATTGTCTCAATTTTAGTTATTTTATTTTGTCTTCGCCCATTGACAATCTATCAGAAGATAACGTAGAATTACAAGAACTCGCTGGAGATATTCTAGAGGATATCTTAGAAAAAGGCGTAGCAGACGGATCTATAGAATTTAAGGAAAAGAATGTCGATTGAGTTAGAAAAAACTATTCTGAGAAATATTCTGACTAATGAAACTTTTATGCGAAAGGTTTTGCCTTTTGTTAAGAAAGATTACTTCGAAGGAGTCTACCGAGTTTTATTCAGCGAGGTAGCGAAGTTTGTACAAAAGTACAATAAACTCCCAACTCACGAAGCGTTCAAAATCGAACTTGATGATGCATCGCTAAATGAGGAAATGTATACACAAACTATGGATATTCTTCCTGACATCTTTGTTAAGAAAGAAGAAGATATTGATTGGCTAGTTGATACCACTGAAAAATGGTGTCAAGATAGAGCTGTGTATATCGCCATCATGGAATCAATTCAGATTATTGATGGCAAACATCAGGAGCTAACCAAGAACGCTATTCCTGATGTGTTACAAAAGGCGCTGGCAGTCTGTTTTGACGCTAATGTTGGACATGACTATTTAGAAAATGTAGATGAGCGATACGACTTTTATCATGAGCAAGAGGAACGCATCCCTTTCGATCTCGACTATCTGAATCGAATTACTAAAGGTGGGTTGCCTAATAAGACTCTGAACATCGCACTGGCTGGTACAGGCGTGGGTAAAAGTCTCTTTATGTGTCATCACGCTGCCAGCTGCCTTTCCCTTGGACATAACGTTCTTTACATAACGATGGAGATGGCTGAAGAACGTATTGCTGAACGCATCGACGCAAACCTTATGAATGTTCCAATCGATCAGCTCGAGAATATGTCTGAGAAAATGTTTAAAGACCGAGTTGGTAAAATCGCATCAAAGACAAACGGTAAACTTATCATAAAAGAATATCCTACAGGTGCTGCGCACACGGGTCATTTTCGAGCATTAATCAATGAGCTTCGACTGAAACGAGGGTTTGCTCCCGAAATTATATTTGTTGATTACCTAAATATTTGTGCTTCTTCAAGAATGAAAGGTATGGGCGGTTCTATAAACTCATACTCTTATATCAAATCAATTGCAGAAGAACTGAGAGGACTTGCTGTTGAGTTTGGTGTTCCAATATTTTCAGCAACGCAGACAACAAGATCTGGCTACTCTAATTCAGACGTTGGCCTAGAGGATACTTCTGAATCGTTTGGACTTCCGGCAACAGCAGACCTTATGATTGCTCTTATATCGAACGAAGAGCTAGACGGTATGGGCCAGATAATGGTGAAACAATTAAAAAATCGTTATAATGATCCAAGTGTCAACAAAAGGTTTTGCATTGGAGTCGATAGATCTAAGATGAAATTATTTGATATCGATCAATCTGAACAAGAGAACATTGTAGACGATACCCCAGTATTTGATCGATCAGCTACTGGTGAAAGGCTCAAGGGCATAAAAGTGTTTTAAAAGGAGTTTTTATGGATCCATATTGGCAAACAATAGTCACTGTCGTTTGTATGTTAGCTGCGTTTTTTTGGGGTAAATCAAACGGGTTTAAATTAGGAGCAGTATATGCTCTTGATCTTATTATGGAAACAATAGAAGCAGATTCTTTCGTCATAGATCTAAACGATGAAACAGTAGATTTTTTTAAGGAAGGAAAACATTTCTCTGCAAAAAGGGCTTGGACAAATGATGAGAAAGAAGAATCGTAATTTATTGTTATTCGCGCTTTGGTTGATTGGTAGTTTAATTATTTTAGATTGGATTATTTTTGATGACTATAAAGAACAAACGGTTAAAGAACAAAATAAACAGGAAGAGAAAAGTTTTGTCCAAATCTCCCCGCCAGAACAACCTGCACGATTATCAGAAAGAGATAGAAAAGAAATTGATGCTTTCGAAAAGAACGAACGACTTTGTCTCTCTCTCAATATTTATCACGAGTCTCGTAGCGATAACCTTGCTGGGCGCGTTAGTGTGGCTGACGTTGTCCTTAATCGGGTAGACTCAAATTTATTTCCAGACACTATCTGTGGTGTTGTACATCAATCAAAAACTAGAGTAAACTGGAAAGGTAATATTGTTCCTGTTCGAGGTATGTGTCATTTCTCTTGGTATTGCGATGGTTTATCTGACGAGCCTTTAGAAGAAGACGCTTGGAGCGACTCACAAGTTGTTGCAGAAATGGTAATGAATGGAAACTTTCGCGGTATTTCTGAAGGCGCGACACATTATCATGCAACCTACGTTGAGCCTAATTGGATTAATGATCGTGGAATGGTCCCTGTTGGAAGAATAGGTCAACACAAATTTTATAGGTGGCATTAATATGTGTGGAGTGATAGGTGTTTATCTTAAGAACGTCGAAGAAGAAGATCTCGCGTTAATTGAGATGCTTTTCTATGAATCACAGATTCGCGGTAAACACTCTACAGGAATGTCATATCTAAGAAGCGATAACACTGTTGTTACATTTAAAGATAATCTTCCCGTTGGCGAATTCTTTAACAAGTATGATTTATACGACACCGTTCATGGTGACGGAGGGATATATCTTATAGGTCATACTCGATACTCGACTTCAGATTTAAGATACCCACAACCTTTGTCAAACGGCAAACTCTCCATTGTTCATAACGGCGTTATAACACAAGAACCTTCTGAAGAATGGTTATATAAATGCCAAACTAAAAACGACTCTGAGCTTGTTCTCAGAAGTCTCGAGCTAGAGTCGCACCCGTTCATAGATTTTCCTACTTCAAGTATGGCCGTTGTCTCGATTAATTCTAAAAAACAGCTGGTCGCGTTTCGTAATCACGAAAGACCTTTGTGGTATAGTATGCATCCTCGAGGAATTATTTTCACCTCAACAGCAGATATTGCTCGTAGAGCTGGTCTTTCTAATCCTCAGAAAACCGATCAGCTACATAACTACGTAGTTGAAAACTACAAATTAAAAGTGTATGATTGTACTGAACCTTTTGATATAAATTATGTTTTTGAAGACCTGCAATAAAGAATTTGTCGAAGAATTTATTAAGTCACAACCTGATGGTAAAAATACGAAGTTTTTAAAATCTTCGCATAACCTCTGGTTCCGATTTAAAAATTACGAGAAACAGCCGCCCTATGTTCTAATGAACGAGGAAGACCCTGTTGCCTTTGTATTTGCAACTTTAAGTAAACGATCTCGATACATTAATCTGTATGAAATTGTTACAGCTGAAGGTCAAGAAGGGAATGGATACGCGTCTGAAATCTGGGAACGTGTTATGAAGACAGCATATGATTCTGGCATGGAACGTCTTAAGATTTCTTGTACTCCATCTAGTATCACATGGCACAAGCGAAACGGTCTTATATTCTGGGCAGTTGACCCGACAGGTTCGTTGAGGTCAGACCAACCATTGTTTCCTAACATACACGAACAAACTACTTTTCGCGAACTTGCAGTCAAAGATCCCTCGCTCGCGCTCCCGAAAGACAAGAAGGTTATTGAGCAGTTGACAAGAGAGAGTTTAGAGTCTCACGGATTTGGTTTTAAGAAAACGGCAACTGTTGAAGAAGCCATACAAAATGTTAGGGAATACTGGTTTCGCGAGACATTATTACATAATACATCATCATCTTTAGAAGAATTCTTTGAATAGACAAGAAACATTTATAAACTGGTTTGGCCGGAGTTTAGAGATAGAAGACTGCGATTCTTCGTTGTATATGACCAACTACTTTTTTGATCGCTTTGAGTACAATAAAGAACAAAGACTCTGGCTGGCTTGGTTGTATGGTAATACTTACTACTGGCCAACTGCCTACATAATATGGAATGAATTTCCTGATATGGAGCTCGTAGGTGAACGTAGATTGAAAACGTGGAACGATGATAATTATCGAAGGTTAAGATATCAGACTGATACCAAATGGAATAAAGGGCATTTGCCAGAGCAATTTTCTTCTTATAAAAAATGGGTCGGCGATAGATCTCAACGCGAAGCAATTACAGAAAACTTCACGGACAACCCTGTCGATAATTTTTATAAGCTGTGGAAAGAAGTAAATTCTTGGCATAAGTTTGGACGTTATACTTCTTGGTTCTACATTCAAACTCTTAAACAGTGCTGTGATATACCAATTGATGTCGACAGCTTGTGGTTCCACGATTATAGCGGGTCACGATCACACAGGAACGGAATGTGTTATGCGGTTGATAAAGAAGAATGGATTGATCAGCGTTTAGAGAAATCTCAGATAGAATTTTTAGAGGGACAGGCAAAAGAGCTACTGCAAGAAACAATACATAAATATCCACACGTTGCAAACAAAGCAGATTTCTTTGCAATGGAGACATGTCTCTGTTCATTTAAGAAACTTTTTCGTAAGAGTCGCGGTCGATACCTTGGGTTCTACCTCGATAGGCAAGCAGAAGAAATTAAACAAGTCGAAAAGGATTCTTGGGACGGCATTGATTGGACTCCAATGTGGCAAGCAAGAGAAGAAACAATAGAGAAACGCTGGTTGAATAATAAAATAGAAAAGTATAAAATGGAATGGTTCTTAGATACTGGAAAGTTTGAGCAAACATCGTTTGGGCTTGAGGAGTTTTTTGTATGACAAAAATTATTGTGGCGAAGACAAAGTTAAATTGCGAAGATAAACTCGGTAAATATATGGAAAATTCTGATTACGATCTTCTTGTTGAAGAGGATATGGATTTCTATGCGCCTATACGAGAGCTAGGTCGAGAAGAGCCGAGCGAACAAGAATGTATCTTCAAATTTCGCAAAAACCGATTCACATCAGAAGAACAGCTCGGAGCCTACGAGGGTCTTGTAGCTGCAGCACAACCCACACAGAACCGTGGCCTTGCAGCTGGCCCTAAAGGAGAGAGACAGGGTGGAAGGAACTGGTGCACCGAGGAACAAGTAGAAATTATGGAGTATCTTATCAAAGGGCACAAGTCTAGTCTATTTGATGAGGGTGATCCGATTGAAGCTATTCGAAAGAAACACAAAGCGATTGTTGATCCCTCTGAGGCTCGAGGAATTGTATGGATCAAATCTAAAATCGAGCAAGAAGGTTATAACTACGAGACTTTCTTTGAAGACAAAATTAAATCGATCCTTGAACTGCCAGAGACAAAACGTTCGGCAGCTGCCAAGGATTTGTTTGATAACTATGTATCAAATACAACCTATGCTAATCAGGTACTCTCTGGTATAGCTGGGTTCTTTGATCGGTATCCTCGCATACCTTGGGGTCGTGAGACAGCCTACACTGAACACCATCGTGAGACTTACGAGAAGTGTTATCCGTTCATGCGCAAACTCTCAAGTGAGTTTCAGCGACTCTTGCCAGAACGGTACGGTGTTCAGAATGCTGCAGCAAATGAGTTAGACCCCAGATTCAGAGTCGCTGGCGAGGATACTCCGTTCACCACAATTACGGTGAACAAAAACTTTCGCACCTCTGCTCACCGTGACGCTGGTGATCTCCACGCAGGATTCTCCAACCTGTCAGTGATTGCGAAAGATAAGGAGTGGGAGGGAGGATACCTAGTTCTGCCAGAATATCGGGTCGCTATCAACATACGTCCAGGCGATTTGTTGCTGATTAATAATCACGACGGCATACACGGTAACACAGAACTGGTTCCTCCCTCTGGGAAAAAGCTGGAAGATATGGAACGTATTTCTCTTGTTTGTTATTTCAGAGAGAAAATGTTAGAATTGGGTAGTTGGGAATATGAAGCATTACGTCGAAAGTTCGTGACTGACCGAAGCAAGGACAAAGATCACCCAAACTATAGACCGTTGTGGAATGGCGTGTCTGCTAATATGTGGGCAACAGAAGAGTGGTATGATTACATTAGGGCAAACGGCACAACTGAAATGTTGGAAGAGTATCATCCCGAATCATTAAATGAGACAACATCATTGGAGAGTTTTTTCGCATGAAGATAATTGCTGTTGGCGGTGTTCCAGGAACAGGTAAAACGACGATCGTTCAAAAAATAATTAATCGAGTTGAGGATTGGGAAGTGGCAAAACCAGCTGACCTTCTTGACTCAATCTATAGTCCTGCATTGAACCTATATGTTCTTGGTAAATATCAACCTTGGTATGAAGGTGAAGGCTACGCGCAGGGCACAGACCGATTGAGCATGGCAGTCCAGCCCAAAGCGATAGAATTTTTACAGACTTGTAAGTCTAACATTCTCTTTGAAGGCGACCGTTTGTTCACACAAGGATTTCTTGAAGCGTGTTCAGCGTTTGGTGATCTGAGTATATTTTTGTTGAATAGCGATAAAACTGTGCTGTCTGAAAGATATGAGGCTCGAGGCTCGGAACAAAGCGAACAATTTATCCGTAGTCGTGTAACTAAATACAGCAACCTTGGCACCAACTTCGAGTTAATGCCTCTTATCGAAGACTATCCAAACAACAATTTAGAAGAGCAAAAAATCGTTCTAGATAAAATAGCAGAAATGCTTTAATTATCAACAAGTTACCTATAATTGCGATATACATTTTTGATAGTATAATTGATGCAAACGAAATGAGATTATCAGTATGACGACTACTAGAAAAACTGTTTACTTGGGCAAGCCAAACTCATCTGTGGCTAATGTTGAATTCATCCGACCTGATTGTGAATGTTGTGGTAAGAAACATTCGGCAGTATTCAACGGAACTTATATGAAAGACGGTTCGCCTTACTTTCGCCGAATGGAAGTGAACAACGAGTCAGAGTTCTCTGGTAAACTCGCCTGTCAAACTTGCTTGAAGAAAGGTCGACTCAATGCTGGTAAGATTTGGGCAGCTTCAAAAGACACTCAGACTGGTGGCTATCGCATACACAGATTCTTTACTAAAGACTACTGTGAGAACAAAGATGGTCGTCTTGGTTTTACCTGCACCACTCAAGATATGCCAGATATCGGCGCTCAGCAATATGATGTTGACCACGTTGATGAAGATCATTTCAACAACCACCCTGAAAACCTGCAGACCTTCTGTGCTTCTTGTCATCGATACAAGACTTTCATTGAACGCTCTTCTGATCCGAAACACCAAAAGATTTTGAAGAGAATGCTTTCAACGCACAGAAAGTCTCTTAAAAACAATCCTTGGTTCAACGAAAGGCTCGAATACTACAACAGAGTTGTTCGAGTCTACGATAAAAAACAACAGAACCTCCGTGATACTAGCAAGGGTAACACCTTGGAGGAATTTTTTGTCTAAAATG